ACTGAAATTAAAATTTGCCCCAATATAAAAACTGTTGTTGATAAGTCTGAAATTATTTTCATTGCCGTTCCAACACCACATCATCCAGATTATGATGGAAGTACTCCTTCCATGCATTTAGAACCAAAAGATTTTGATTACTCTATAGTTAAAGATTGTTTATCTCAGATTAATCAATATGCTAATGGTCAACTTGTTGTTTTGATATCTACAGTTCTTCCTGGAACTACTAGACAACAGTTTAAACCTTTAGTTAGTAATATGAGATTTGTTTATAATCCATACCTTATTGCTATGGGAACGGTATCTTGGGATATGGTAAATCCAGAAATGGTAATGATTGGAACCGAAGATGGATATGAAAATGGAGACGCAAAAGAACTAATAGAGTTCTACAAAACAATTATGGAAAATGATCCTAAGTATATTGTTGGTACTTGGGATGAGTGTGAATGTATAAAAGTTTTTTATAATACCTTTATTAGTACAAAAATTGGATATGTAAATATGATCCAAGATGTTGCTATGAGGCAAGGAAATATCAATGTCGATGTTGTTACTCAAGCATTGTGTTCAGCTGAAAATAGAATTATAAACTCTTCTTATATGACTGCTGGAATGGGAGATGGTGGTGCTTGTCATCCCAGAGATAATATTGCACTAAGATATCTTTCATATAAATTAGAACTTGGTTATGATATTTTTGAATCTGTGATGGGTTCTAGAGAAGGTCAAGCAAGAAATCTTGCAGATTACTTAGTAAAGTTATCAAACGAATATCAATTACCTATTGTTATTCATGGCAAAGCATACAAACCAAGAGTGCCTTATATTGACGGAAGTTACAGTTTATTGGTTGGACACTACTGCCAACAGTCTGGAATAACTCCAATATATGTTGACAAATATACTGGAGACACTTATACTAGTAAAGAACCAGCAATCTTTCTTCTTGCACATAGTGCTACAACTACCTACAAGTATTGGTATAGTAATTCAGAAGATGAATTGTATTGTGAAATTCCAAAAGGTAGTGTTGTAGTTGATCCTTGGAGAAAGTTTGAGGATCCTGATCTTGAAGTAATTCATTACGGCAACACTAGACAGAGATAAAAATCTGTGTTAAACTAACCATTCTAATTTTTTAATCTCATGACTATTGATACTGAAAAGTATATTGATTTTGTGAAGCAAACTACTAGTGCTCCGAGTTTGGAGTATCCTGTATTTTTGACTAGGATTAATGAACTTGAGGCAAGTGGTGCTAATGTAACACAACTTCTGACTGCTGCATTTGGTCTTACTGCAGAAGCTGGTGAGTTTACTGAAGTAGTCAAAAAGATTGTATTCCAAGGAAAACCATATAGTGAAGAAAACACATTTCATATGAAGCGAGAACTTGGAGACATTTGTTGGTATCTTGCTCAAGCATGTATGGCACTAGACATTTCTTTTGATGATGTCTTGCAAATGAACTTTGAAAAACTTTCTGCACGATATCCTGAGGGTACGTTTAGTATTGAAAGGTCAGAAGTTCGCTCTGAAGGTGACGTTTGATATTTTAACAAATATGGATTAATCCATATTTTATTGCCCAGTTGGCGGAATTGGTAGACGCGGCAGGTTTAGGTCCTGTTGTCCTTGTGACGTGTAGGTTCAAGTCCTATACTGGGTATAAATAGGTATAAATGTTTGTATCAATGAATAATCTTACAAACGAAACTATACTTAAAAAACTTCAAAAAGGACTTAACAGTAACAAAATTGTTGTGGAGAGATCTGGTAAATTTCCAAACTCTAATAATAAAAATCAACAATATGCAACTATTATTGTTAAGTCAAATGATAGACCAGATTCTCTTGAATTGGTTGAAGATTTTTTAAAGAAGAATAAAATACAATTTGAAGAAAAAAAGTTACCTGGATCTTCTTTTAATGGGATAGAGATTACTTCTTATCTTCGATTGAGTGATAGAGACACTGCAATAAGAATATTATTTAAGTTTCGTAATGGTAAAGATTTTGCTGCAAAAGTTGGATCTATATGGAACGATTTATTAATAAAAGCATTTTCTGTTAATCGTTCATTGGCAAGAATTCCATCTGAAAGATCTGAAGTTGAAGTTATTAAAAGATTGAATTCTGAAATACAGAGATTGGGTAATGGAAAACCTGTAGATTTAAAAATAAAATCTAAAACTTATACTAATGTAGCTGGCTTTGTTGGTGGTGTTGGAACAAAGAAAGCAGATTTTGTTATAGTTGCATTTGATGGTTCTAATAATCCAAAAGAAGTTGGGTTTATATCTTATAAATTGGGAACTGATGCAAAATCTTTTCAACAATATGGGGGAATATCTGATAGGGCAGGTAATGAGATATCTAAACATGATGAAGTTAAGGGATTTAAAGATTTTGTGATTGATAATTGGGACACTTATTCTGATGATTTTAATACTCTTTGGAGACCAATTAAAAGTAGAGAATTGAAAAAGATGGCAGTCTTTGGACCAGATTGTAAAAAAGTATCTGGATACGATAGCGTAGATTTTATTACCCAAGGTACTCCTAAAATTAAAAAGGTTGGAGCAACTAGAGATAAAAGATCTATACTCAAATTGGATTTTAATAAAGTTGTAAATAAAAACAATATTACTTCACTTCAAGCTGGTTACGAACCAACACTTGCCGCAAGGAAAGGAGAGTCTTCAAGAAGAATTTCAACATCAAATACAAAATATAAGGACGGATTGAGAGGAGGAATATTTTCTAGAGATTATTCAAATCGAAATAAAAGTAAAGAGATTTAAAAGAATAAATATTATTATATCAAAACAATCATGAAAAAATTCTCACAATTTATCAATGAGTCAAGGTCTATCGCCTCCATTCAAGGGAGGCGACTTGGTTTAGTGCCAGATGGTCATGGCGGATATCATGACAAAAATACTGGAGAATTTATTGCTAAAAATGTTAATGGAAGATTAAAGTTTTATAATCAAAACCAAATTTTAGGTAAACAAGATCCTAAGCAAATAAGAACTCAAAATAATCAAAGACCAGTTGCGACTCAAACTAAACTGCTAAAGAAAAAGGTAGAAGAGAATAGTAACTTAAGAGAAAGGTATATTAGAGGTGAGATTTTTTGTGAGGGTCAATACGTCCAGAATTTAAACACTCAATTGGTTGGTAAGATTGTTAGAAGAGGGACCAACCATTTAATTTGTGTTACTGAAGATGGAGAGATGTTCAAATCTTGGATCAGTGATGTTGTTGAGTGGACTGATGATTGTGGGGTTCCTGCAAGTCAGAGAGAAGTTGGTACAGACTCTCTGAGAAAATATACAATGAAGATGTCTGATGTAAAGAGCATTAGAAATTTTATAAATAAATATAAGAAAAAAGCGTAATTCACGGGAATGGAAAAATTACAGCATATTGTTACTGATCTTCATAGAGTATATTTGACTGAAATGGAAGCGAAGATCCAACCAAAGATTGCAAATAAAAAAGAGCAACCAACTAATGCTGGTGGTGATGGTGGAGATGCTATCAAGAAAGCAGCAAGACAGCTTGCTTATGATACTAGATATAAGGCAAGAAGAGAAGATTTGCCTTTAGAGAGAGCATTTAATCAGGTTCTTCAAAATTCCAGTGCATCTTCTCCCGTAAAGGACGCTGCAAAAGCAATGCTTTTTGGTGGTGGTGATACTAAAAAAGAAGAGTATGAGATTGATGAAGCATCAAAACAGAAAGTATTGGTAAAACCAGCAAAAGGTTTTGGAAAATCTTATCGTAGATATGCTGATACTAAAAAGATTCATCAATTAAGAAAGAACCCACAGATTGCTTCTGTTACTCCAACTAACTATGGAACTCCATATGAGGGAGAGCGCAAGAAAGGAGAACAGACTGCCGCCGCACTTCAAGCACCAAAAGGCAATCCTAAGAAGAAGGATTATGATGGTGACGGTAAAGTTGAGAGTGGTTCTAAGGAACATGCTGGCGCAGTTCATAATGCCATCCAGCGTAAGAAGGGTGGAGTACCTGACGGGAAGGATACTCGTAAGAAAAAGAATGAAGATTACTCTGATTGGAGATCTGAATTAAATCTTTTTGAGGCAGAGACTGAGACTAAAGAAAAAAAAGTCACTGGAAATGGTGTAAATAATGGTAAGTACATTACTATTAACCCAGAATTAAAAGAAGCAGTAGATAATCTTGGTGGTGTTTTGATTGAAGATGTAAATCTCACAGAAGATTACATCATCGAATCTGTTAATTATGCTACAGATTATTTTTATAATGAAGGATTAAATGAAGAAGGTGTTGAGTATGTAATCGAAGAAATTGGAATTGATAGATTTTTTGATTTTGTAATGGAATTGAATTCTTATTACAATTCTCAATTAAATGAAGATATTGAATTGGATGAAGCAAGAGCTGCTAAAAAGAGAAAAGGTGGTAAGAGTTACGAACAAGTAAAAGCTGAGATTGATGCTAAAGAAAAAGCAAAGGCAGCAAAGAAGGCATCTGCAGCAAAACCAGCAGCAAAACCAGCAGCAAAAGCACCTTCAGTTCCAACAGCATCCGCTAAGCAAAAGCAACCAAATAAAAAACCAGTTAGAGATGCTATTGCAAGAGGAGTATTCCGCGCAGTAGATGCTTATAAAAAAGGAATGGATCGCCATAATGCAGCAATGAAGACTGCTAAAAAAGCAGCAACAGTTGGAGGAAAGGCAGCATCTGAGTTTGGTAAGGGATTTGCTTCTGGCGTTAAGACCGCAGGAAAAGTTGCAAAGGATGTTAAGAAAGTTGTAAGTAATGAAGAAAGTGATCCTTCAGTAACTGCAAAGCAAAAGGATACTGAAAGGAAGCAAGTTGAAAATGCCAGACAAAGAATTCGTTCTATGGTTGGTGAATCGAATAATATTAATGAATTGAATCGTGCAGAAAAAGAAACTGGTATCAATACCAAGACTGGTAAACCAACTGCTAAAGGTGGTGCGAAGGATGACAAAGCATTCACTCATGTAAAAAGAATGATTCGTGGTATGGAAGGAACACCTGCTGGACAGCGTAAGAAGGTTCCTGGTAAGAAACCACCCACTGCTGGTCAATGGGGTGCTCCAAGATCTCCTGCACAAAAAATAGCAGCGCGTCGTGCTGCTGCTAAGAGATCTCAAGAAATGATGTCTTCAAGATTTGACTAAGTTTTTGTATATATATTATATTCTATAAGGTGAAAATTATGTGGGCATTATTACTACCACTGGCAAAAAGAACATTAAGCAATCTCCTTGAGAGAGAGGAAGTTCGTCGTTATTTGATTTCGATTCTTCGCTCTCTAGCAGAGTCCACTGACAACAAGTTGGATGACGGAGCAGTTGACGTAGTTGAGGCACTTTTATTCAAAACAGAAGAGACTGCCTGACCGAAATTTATAAATAAAAACATACTAGATTTAATTTAAGGAAGTAACATGGCACTCTGGGGAACAGCGGACAGTATTTATTCTCCTGGTACAGTAACTATTGATTATGCTAACAATACTATTACTGGAACTGGAACATCATTTAGAGCAGCTACTGTAGGTAGCGTTATTACCATTGGTGTAGGGGCAACTTTTGGAGAGGCAGTTATTGCTTCAATTACTGATGAGACTACCCTTGGTATTGCTACTATCCGCTATTTGAGCGGTGCAGCAACTCCAACAGCAGTTGAGTATACAATCTCTCAAAAACCTGTATATACACTTGCAGACGCTGATACTCAAGATTCAGCAATTCGCGGTGTTGATCAATTTGAGACTGGTGCAGTTAGAGGAACTAAGTATGAAGTAGCACATGGTGGTTGGGTTGGTGTTCACACCTACGTTGATCAACATGGAGAATTGAGAGTTAAGTCTGAGACTTTAGTTGCATTCTCTGGAATCTCTACAGGTGCTGTTGGATATTCGGCATTTGGTGATGCAGATGACGATGCAACTATTCCAGACGAGTTCATTACTATTAATACTCAACCTGCAGGTATTGCAATCACAACAGGTGATCTTCCTTATGATGCACTCTTTAATGTACTTGCAGTTGCAACACCTGGAGCATCACTATCCTATCAGTGGCAGTACGCATCTAGCGTTGGTGCTGCATACACCAACCTCTCTGATGGTGCAACCGTTATTGGATCTGCAACCGCTGGTCTTGGTGTAACTCTAACTGATTCTTCACTCGATGGATATCAGTATAGAGTTGTTATTACAACTGCTGGTGGAGCTTCTGAGACTTCCGATGCTGCAGGATTGTCAATTAGCTGATAAACGGTGAAGAATGAATTTTACGGAGTTGAATGAAGATAATTTTTTATTATTCGCTATAAAGAATTATGAGAATCCACAGTCAGTAACAAAAGAAGACTTTAATCGCGATTTGAATCATTTTAAGTATATAAAAAGATTACTTAAAAGATATAAAAATACTGGGCAATTAAAGTCTCATTTGTTAATAAATCATTTTATTATTTTGTATAATATTTTTGGAGATGCAACAACTCCAATGTTATTCTATAAAATAGAACGTGAACTCTGGAGCACTATGAAAACGTTTGTAATGTTCTTGGATAGAATCCCAGAGTATCCAAGAACATACATTCACGACATTCAAATAGATGAATATTGTTTAGAAGAATTAAAAAATATAGGAACCAAATGAACTCAATCGATAAAGTAATCCAGATAATTCGAGAGAATATGGTTGCTAACGCTCCAGGTACTGGTGGTGGGTTTAGTGGTTCCGCTGATAAATCTGGACCAGTAGCAGGATATGATCCTGCGTTAGGTAAGTTGGATGGTAGATCTAAAGTTATGCGTAAATTACCTAAAGAGTATAGTAAATTTTTAAGAAGTAAAAACTCTAAAGGTAAGTAAAATGTTTAGGGGAGATTCCAAGTTAGCAGTTTTAGAATCCAAACTTAATATTTACGAGGATCTCTCCCGAGAAATGCTGACTAAGTTAGAGACAGCAGTCGATAAAATCTCTGAAGGAAATAATAGAATTGCTCAGATTCTTACAAAGCATGAAGAAAGGATAGATCAAAGTGCTAGGAATGATGAGTTAATTTTAAAAATGTTTGATGGAATTAAACTGGAGATAACTGAGTTAGAAAATAAGTTTGATGATAAAATATCTTCTATAGAGGCGAAATTAGAAGATGTTTCGAAAACAAAATGGACTATTGTAGGAATGGCAACCCTCCTTACTTTTATAGTAGGTGTAGCAGGAATCTTACAACCATTGATCAACTCTGATAAGGTGGTGAATAAAAACAATAAAGGTGCTAATACTGAAGTAATAAAAAATAAATAGTTGTGGTTGCTAAAAAACCATGACGACAAGATCAAAGTCTATCTACGATTTACAAAAAGTATCAAACACTGTAGTAAAATGGACAAGTATACTCAGTGTTTGTCTTTTAAGTTTTGATGTTGACAGAAGAATTTGGTAGTGTTATCATAGGTTGATTCCACTGACTTAGTATGGATCTTATCGACAGTAAATACGTCAACTTAATCTCTGGAAGACTTCAGAAATTTAAGAAAGTAAAGATTGGTCTATACAATTTTAGGTGTCCTATTTGTGGAGACTCTCAGAAAAATAAGAATAAGACCCGAGGATACTTGTACTCAGTCAAGAATAATTTAAATTATAAATGCCATAATTGTGGTATAAGTATTTCATTTAATAATTTTTTGAAGCAGTTTGATGCTCCGCTTCATAAGAGTTATTCTATGGAAAAATTCAAAGAGAATAAAACAGGTAAGAATTTTGTTTCTAGTGAACCAAAATTTGAATTCAAAGAACCAGTTTTTAAAAAAACTTTTAAATTAGATCTACCCAAAGCATCAGAAAATGAGGAATCTAAAACATATTTGGAAAGTAGAAATATAGATCCAGATAAATTTTATTACACATCCAAATTTAAAACTTGGGTTAATAGTTTGAAGAAAACTTTTGTTGATACTACATATGATGAACCTAGAATAATTATACCTATTGTTTATGATAATAAATTAGTGGGTATACAAGGAAGGTCTATCGGACCTAGCAAGGTTAAGTATATTACTATAATGCTAGATGAGGAAGCACCAAAGATTTATGGACTCGACAAAATTCAGAAAGACTCTACTGTCTACGTTACAGAAGGACCATTCGACAGCACATTCCTTTGCAATTCGATTGCTATGTGTGGAGCTGACGCTAATATTGACAACTGGGGGATTAGCGATGCTGTTTGGGTATATGATAACGAACCGCGCAATAGAGAAATCCTATCAAGAATTTCCCGTGTTATCGAAACTGGACAAAAAGTTGTCATCTGGCCTTCTTCAATAAATGAAAAGGATATTAATGATATGGTTAATGCTGGACATGACGTTAATAAGCTGATAAAATTAAATACATATTCTGGTCTAGAAGCAAAACTGAAGTTTACTGTTTGGAAAAAAGTATGAGCAACGGAATTAAGGTTATTAAAAGGAATGGAAAGGTTGAGGCTATCAATCTTGATAAAATGCATGTAATGGTGGAGCAAGCATGTAGAGATTTGTCTGGAGTATCTGCAAGTCAAGTTGAGATCCAATCTGGTATTCAATTTTACGATGGTATTACTACAGCAGAAATTCAAGAGATTCTGATTCGCTCTGCTTCTGATTTGATTGATATTGAACACCCAAACTATCAATATGTTGCTGCAAGGTTGCTTTTGTTTTCTATTAGGAAAAGTATCCATGGAAGAATCCATGAAATTCCTAATTTGATAAATCATATTAGAAAGAATGTAGATCTAGGCGTATATGACCAACAGATTCTTACTTCTTATACTGAAGAGGAACTGGCAAAAGCTGATCATTGGATTGATCATGATCGTGACATGTTATTCACTTATGCAGGTCTACGTCAGGTCGTTGATAAGTACCTCGTGCAAGATAGAAGCAGTGGAAAGATTTATGAAACTCCACAATTCATGTATATCATGATTGCTTTAACTATCTTTGCAGAGTATCCAAAACACACAAGACTCTATTATGCAAAACGATACTACGACGCAATCAGCAAGCACAAAATCAACATTCCCACACCTATCATGGCGGGAGTGCGAACTCCACTTCGACAATTTGCTAGCTGTGTTCTTGTTGATGTTGATGACACCCTCGATTCTATCTTTAGCTCTGATATG